GGCAACCGTTTTTGGTCTGGCGCATATCCACAGAACGGAAATGGTTTCTAACAAAGAGAGTGAGTCAAAACTTTGTATGAACATGTACTTACCTGGAAAACGTTCCTTCAGGAGAACGAAAACGGTTGCCTGTTTCCCCTTTGGCGCTCTTTTTTAACCAGTTACGGTTGGTAAGTGTCCAGCAATGCTTGTTAAATCCGAGAGTGTGCCAAGTGATTGTTTCTTATAGTCTCGATATGCAATGCCAAGATAATTATGAAGGCGCGGTAGACAAAAATGTAGACCCCGTGAGTCAGACACTTGCTGATGTGCAATTTATTAATCCTTCATTTTACAACAGCAGCATTATTAATTAATATATCCTTCATTAATCATATAATATATATATGTATTTATTTAGTTCTTTTACGTTTCACAGTTTTTGATTTCTTCGTTACAAAACTACTAGCAGACCGTTTTCGTCCGTTAAGTAAGCCATACTGATATAAATATCTTTTTCCAAGAGAAAACTGGGATAATTCGTTAGAAAAACGTTCTTGCAAATCTATTGTCCAAAATGTATACTGTTTATAAGGGTCTTCCCTTTCAGTATTAGGAACATCTGTTGGACACATTGTTGCCTGAGACATTATATATCTGTAAGCATCTTCAATACCTTGTGGTGGTGGAGGTACAAATGAAAGTTGCCAATCCTCTAAAATATTTTTGTCCATTACATTTAAATGAGCTAGAACATCTGGATTCAAAGGCACTTTACAGAGTCTCAGAATTAACTCTACTTCATATTCTTCAGTATGGCGTAAATACTGTCTAAAATCTTCCTGTTTATATTTATATCTGTTATCAATAGCAGCATCTTGTTTGTAAACTGAAATAGATAAATTAGTATTTCGAGTATTATCTACTATAGTAATGAATAATTGGTTACCCCAACAAATACCATTATTTGCACCTTGGGCTCTGTGAAGCCAATAAGGTCTATTAAAAAGTTGATTATCACTAGAAGCTACAGAACCACTTGGTGTAGGGAAGTAACTATAACCACCAAGGTTATTTTGAGGTTTATCAGTTTGTGGTGCTAAGTAATATCCAGAATCTGGCAAACTATCTCCATCTATCCCTCCTCTTACAAAATAATGCCTGGAATAAATTTGTTCACGTTTACCAAAGAAAAATACTGCATCTCCATAGATATCTTTTGTCATTTTTAGTAAATCAGGATATTTACAAATTTCATTGGTAATATCTAGAGGAACACCTGATTTATCTTCTTGCAAGGTAATAAAATTTGCATTTCCAAAGCCTGTATCGCACATTTCACCGTCCTGAATTATAGACTGTGTTAATTTAATTGGGGGACAGGATCCTTTTGCTGGAGCAGGATCACAAGGTTTAGCAATATCCCAGTGTTCACCAGTGGCTGGTTTACATCCTACAATAAACAATTGCATTTGTTTTGGATCCATTGAAACATCCATTCTATTGTCATCACCATTATTCTGCTTTAAAGGATATGCGGCAGGATTTTCTGTATCTCCATATTTATTAAATAATGGATGGCCAGAAGTTCCAATTCCTAAAGGCCCACCTCTACCAATTTCAAGGCCTTCCAATCTCCAGACTAATCTCTCTCTTTCTGGGTTAAAGACAGCTCTGTCTATCATTGCAAATTTGTTTGGATCTGGAAATAGTAGTCGCATAACTCTAAACTGATTTCCACTACATTTAGGTACAGTAATATTATTTGAACCACTGTCTATAATATCAAAATAAGGGTGTCCTACAATTAGCATTCTGTCAGTTCCTGTATGAAAAACTAAATTTGTTGGCTGTACATATTCATCCGTACTGAGTACACGAGCAACAGGCTTGCTTGGTGGAAGATACAATTGTCCAGCTGTCTGCAACCAAAGAGCCATCTGTAAAACATTAAAAAAAATCCAACCGTTTTCGTTTGCGTCGCCTAAGAAGATGAGGATGTAAATAAAAGTCATCATAAACATCTACTGCCATAGCAGGCTGAATAATTTCATCTGGAACATTAGGAATCAAAATAGTCCACTCAGAAGAAGGATGAACCACATTTAACACGCTTGCAGCTATTTCTGGAATAAATAACTTTAAAGCTACACCTGGAGGAATTGTGGGCATGATCATAGATTCTCCTTCATCTATTGTTGCAAATATCAGCTGTGCATTATTAAAGTTTTCTGTAAATTCATCCTCTAGTATATTGTCAGGTATTAGGCCTTCATTTGTAGTTTCAGTTAAATTAATATATGTACTTTCAGTAATATTATCTACTGCAGAAAAATCGTGGGAAGACTCGCCTAATGTTCTTAGTTGTATGGTTTCTGCAGCTGGAATATCACTAATATCAAAATAAAAGTGAACTTTCTGACCAATAGTTAGTCCACTTCGTGTTTTCATTGTTCCTTTTGTTCCTAATCTGCTGACTCGTATTGTTCCTGCAGATGTTTCTGAAAACCGAGCTCGTCCTAATTCCCTGACATCTGCAAAATCCTGGTCTGGCGCTGCAGCCACCTCTTGCAAATCTTGCTCAAACTGCATAGTCACCTCATCATTAAAAAAGGCGGGATTTTCAAATTCAAATTGTACAGCGCGGGAAGGACGTCCTAAGAAGTCAATATTTTGTGTTGGCTGTTGCTGCACAAATCTATTATATAATTCCCTTGCCCGTGTTGTAACACGTTGAAATCCCTCCCCAGGTGTACTGGTACGTGGAGGTTCTTCTATTTCAAATTGAGCAGGCTGATTAATAGGGCCTAACTCTATTTCTTCTCCAAAACTTATTCTATCTCCTGCTCCCTGAGGATCAACAAATACATTTAAATCTGCAGCACTTATATCTGAAAATGTTATTGCTGCAGCACCTTCAGAACCTGAACTTATAGGGTCTAATATTATTTTCTTCACTGGTGGTGTAGCTGGTGTAATGTCTAATGTAGCAACTGTATTATCAATGGAGGTATATACTGTTGGTTGAGTATCAACACCGACCACATCTGGTCTTGGTTCTGAAACTATATCAATTTCACTTGCACCCAATCCAGGACCGCTGTCACCGCCTACTATAATGGTGGTCTCTGGCAGGACCTCCTGCAAGGGTATAATAGAGGAAGCACTGGCATCTATAATGTCCACAGGTAACCGACCTCCTACAGGTTGCGATGGAATTCCAGAACCTATTGGATCTAAAGGAACCGAAAACGGTCGTGTGGGTTTTATAACTGTTCCAGGTGTAGACGCTGGCACTCTTGCAGTACCAAGAGGTGTATAGCCTGTAGCACCCCCCGATCCTTTACCTGTCCCTATACCCAAATTCCCCAGGTATAAGATACTTCCAAATATTTGTAATAATCGATCTGCAAGTGTGGTTCCTTCTACTTTATTTCGTACATCAGGAGGGCAGTCAGCACCAAGTTGACATTGTTTATATAAGTTTTCAACAGAGTCTCTTTTAACACGCTTTACTCTAGCATACATTTTGTTTTGTTTTACAAATATTACAAAGAGTTTAATGTTCCAAATGTATATGTACAACCTCTTGGCAAAGTTACTAATTTCATAAAAACATCTCGTTGTGTGGTATCATTAAAAACAACTAACAATTTATGTCTAGAAGATTCTGGTACGTCTATGTCTACCCATCTAAATACTGTACTCATACATTTAAAATAACGTGTATACTTTTTCAATCGATATCTCCAACATTTAAGGGAGTTTGCTAGACCTTTAATTAGCAGGATTGGAGGATCCCGAGCTTCTCCTTGAAGTCTTGCAAGTCTTGATATACCGCTTCTAGGAAGAGATCTATGTCTGCTTCCCACCTCTTCAGCAGTTGGGGCAGACCCCACGGCACTCTGTCGGTCGACTTCGTCGGGTACTCTGCGTCTTTTGGTACGGGGCGACTCTCTGGAGGATAGTTCTCTTTGTTGCTCGTTGGATCTTCGGCGTCGTAATCGAACAGCACTCGGCGACGTGGTAGAGCTAGAGACTCCCTCTTGTGAGGTCTGTCCTCCGTCGGTAGTAGTCGGCGATGAGGATGAGGCGAAGAAGTGGGGTTGCTGCCCGGCTTTGGAAGTGTAGTCGTCGGAGGATTGTTTTGAGGAGCTGGTAACAGGAGCAGAAATAATTTGGTTTTTATAATGCACTGTCCATGTCCCAGTTTGTGAATATGTTTGTGCATCACTATCAAATAGGAGAAAATATGCTCTATTTCCATTATTTTCTGTGAAATAAAGTCCATTATAGTCCACCTCTCCTCTGGTCCTGTGCCATTGTTCAATATCATCCTGATAGTAAATATATTCCCAATTTGTATAGGGAAATGTATTATTTTCATTATTATCAAACCACACATTTACAGTATATCCCTTCTTTTTAAATGTATTTCTTGGAGGGGTTAATAACAATTCTGCACTTGTATCTGTTAAACCCCATAGTTCTGAAGCATATTGGGATTTGCTTAAACTGGTTAATAACAATCCCATTTCGATTGCCTGCTTGGCTTTGTACTCTGATACTTGCAAAGCTGGTAAGGGTTGAAGACCCAAATGCGAATAGCCTTCTTTTCTTGCATAATAGTATGTGACATATAGTTTTCTATTTAAATCCCAATATTGTATTTGGGCCTGAATGTCCTTTGAATCTTGCTCATATAGATTCAGTATTTGTTCCTGCAGTGCATCGGAACGCTCGGTCAGATCGGCCTGATTCATGCTGCTCGTCTCCTCTGGCTGTCAGCTCTAAATGGCTTGCAAATTTGATAAAAAAACATTTCCATGATGCATCAGTAATTTCATAAAGTACTTCATCATTTTCTTTTAAAGGTAATTTGTTAGGAAACTTAAAAAATACTAGTCTACTCTTTAAATACATTAAGCTAGCTTCATTTTCAACATCAACATTGGTAGTTATTAATAAAGGAGGTAATTTTATTTGTAAAGGAGCTTTATGTTTTAAATCTAATGAAATATGATTACCATCTAATGCATTTCGCATATTTACATCCATGTATTGCCAACATTGAAATGTAGCATCATCTAAGAATCCAAGCTTACAATCTTGTAAAGGTTGTAGCCAAAATTGACTGTGTCTATTCATGAAAGATACCACTTTTCCCTGCATAAACCGTGTAAGTGAAGAACAAATATAAGACTTTCCTGTATCTGGAGGTCCCCAAAACACTAAACAATTTCTTTTTGGAATACCTTTAAACAATGTCTTTAATGCACATAAAAATGAAATGAAATTAACTTCTTGATAACGTAAAAATTGTGCTATTAATTTCCAGTTGCCCTCTTGATTACAATCATCGCAACATTTCCATATCCACTCAGAAATTGACATATCTTTCATTTCTTGTCTTTTATAATATCTTAACATTGCATAGCAGTCTCGTACATATTTTACCTGTTGATTACTTTTTAAAAATGCAGCTGCATTAGCATCAGAATCAGCTAACAATGCATATTTATAAGCTATTTCAGATTCAGTTGTCAAGTTATTGTCATAAGCAAATTGAATCATTTGAGCAAGTTCAAACTGTTCTGAGCTCGCGGCGGATTCATGGTCTAACATAGTTAATTTTGCTAACCAATCTGGAAACGGTCCATAAATAAACGATGCATTTCCAAATGACCTTCTATAAAAATAAAGAGCTGTTGGGGTACTTCTAGATTTTGGTGGATCACACATTAATTGTTGTTCTTGTACATTCAATGTTAAAGAAAATAATTTCATTATAGTATCTCTACTTTTTGCTGTTTTAAATTTTACCAAATATAAAGCATAAAACCCATATGAAATAACCTGTAAAAAATCACAATGTTGCTGCATAACTGTTTTTGAAGCTTCTATTACTTCTTCTGCAGCGGCACACACACTTATAACCCAGTTTTCACAACATGATCTATCACTTTTAAACGGTCGCGTTAAATCTCCATATGCTACACCAAAGTATTCTTTAAATTTAGCCAATAAAGTGGCTTTTCTATTAGTACTGCGAAATATACTGTCCGTTTCCACAACCAAGGTCCCACTTTCATTACTCTCTAAAGAGTTCGAAACTACCTTTTTTTCAATAGAATTTGTAGCTTCATCTTCTCCTAATCCACTGTCCTCAAATAATCTCCTTTTGCTTTGTCTCTGAGGTGAAATTGTGACAGCTTCCAACCTTGGACTTAGGTCAGCAACCGTTCTGTCCTGGCTTTTCAAAGGTGTTTTAGTTAACTTTCGTTTTAGCGCTAAAATAGCTCTATTGCAATCCTCTGTTAACTGTTCATTGTAGAGTGCCAGGGAATTTCCCTCCTCCAGTTCCTCGGAATCGTCTATCAGATTGGACACAATAGATCCATCTGTACTTTCTTCAAATAGCTCTTCCATTGTATCCAAACTATTAATACACTCAGCTTCTGTCACAACATACCATTCGCTATGCCCCTCATTTAATTCAAGAGAATTAATACCTTTATTAGGATCTGCCATGTCGAAAAAGGGATCTGGAGCACCTCAAACAGGTCAGGAACACTTCTTGAAGCAATAGTTGACGAAGAGTTATTACAGCAGAAGGAGTAGCAATAATAGTAAATCTAACACCTGCTCCACAAGGTTTGCAACAGGTGTCTATTGTATAGGGATAGTGCTCCTCCTCCTCAGGATCACCATCGGGTGACAACTCCTCATCAGCTAAAAGACTGACAGGTAAAACCAACTCCTCCAAATTTACATCAAGGTTATTAACATTAGGCTGATTACCAATCATTTCTCAATGCAATTTCTACAATATGATCTCCAGCGACCCCTTACAAGATAAAAGTTTTGACCACTAATTATACAATCTATTTTTTCTGCAAAAGATAACAATGTAAGGCAATCAAAACAGCGTACAGAAAGAGAACTCAAAGGAATACGAGTTAGAACTTCTAATACTTCTCCTTTACACATACACTGAAAATAGTTTTCAGCTTCAAATTTAGCAGTAAGTCTAAGACACGGAGTACAACAAGCAAAGCAATAACGGTTTTTCCAAACTAACTTTAAATTCTTAATATAAAATGCAGCCAACTGCTGTTCAGTTAAGTAAAATCTACAAAATACACATTTTAACTTAAGATCTTTTAAAGGAATATCAAATTCAGAGCAATAATCAGCCACTGTTGTTGGAAACCTGTCTTCTTCCATCTGCATCCTAAAGTTTACGAACGTCTCAGCTATTTATATATACCTCTTCTGGTCATATTTTTTTTATGATTTAATGATAGTTGCCAACAATCAGTGTATATCCTATA